GTCGCCCGCGGCCGGCTGGCGCAGCGCCAGGATGTGGGTGCAGTCCTCGTCGGTGGCCACCTCCAGTGGGCTTGCACAAATTAAATGCGACGCGTGCACACATTCCATGCGACATGATCACATTCTGGGCGACGATAAACGTCGCATGGAATGCGGTCACATGCGCTCTATGGAGCGCTCGCAGTGACCTGGATCAAGCGCGTCAAGAAGTCGGCACAGCACGCATGCCCAGCGCTTGCCTTGGCGCCGTGCGCGCCCGGCGCGGCTGCTGATTGTCTCGTCTTCGCTCCCACCAAAGGCGGCGTTGACGATCTGGTCGTATGCAACGGCCAGCGTCCATGCGCGGCGTCCGTTAGGGCTGACAAGCGCAGCCAAAAGCATCCATGCGCTGGCGACGATGTGCGCGATCTGGCACATCGCCCAAAGGGCTATCAACAGCAATCGGCGCTTCATTCGGGCCAGCCGGTTGTGATGTCGATAGCGGCAAGATCGTCTAGCGACGCCGCGGCGTCCACGTCTGCTTTGAGTGCGCGGGCGTGCATGTGTACAGCGTAGACGCGCTGCGCAAGGGCCGCTGGCAGGGCGATCACTTGCTGCGCATCGAGGGTGACGATAGTATTGTCGGCGCACACCCAATCAACAGAAAACGGAGCGCCCGCAGCCAGAGCCGCTTGCGCCGCCTGCACAGCACCCATGATGCGCGTGACGCTGCGTTCATCCGCATCGAAGCGTTTGCCAAGATAGCTAAACGGCTTGACCTCTTGAAGGTCGCGCTCAGCGTTGATGCGGCGACGCATCTCTTTCTTTGCCGCGTCAAGGACGGCATCGTGATCCGGATCGATCTCGATTTCGCCAATGAGCACGGGCGATGCGCACGCCGGCACCTCTTCGACGCCGCCCTGTGGCGTGACCGCGATGAACACGCCGCTAGAACGGTAGTCTTCTGGCACCTCCCATGCGCTGACCTTGGCTTTGACCGGGAGAGCAGGCAGGTCGTAGCGCTGACCGCGCACGACCGCTTGACGACCATCAATTGTCAACATAGGGCACCTCCTAGAGAGAATCGCGACAGGATGGACTCACTTGTGCGCCACGCGTTTGCGTGACGCATGACCGCGAGAAACGACATGACGCGCTGTCGGCACTGGCCAAGCGTCGCTTGGCCGCTTTCGTGGCGGCGGCGCAAAGCGGCAAACCGTTTTTTCCAGGCGCGCAGACAGCGCTTGCGTGGCAGGATATGCGTATGGCGGATGCGATAGCCGCAAAAATCAACGCCGCGCGCGGCAGGCCATATCCCGCTCTTTGGGTTGACGCGCAGACCAAGCGCGGCCAGCTCCAGCGCAATGCGCCCCAGCAAGCTACGGGCGGCATTCTTGCCACTAACGACGGCCACCATGTCGTCCATGTAGCGTACGTAGTAGCGCACGCCAAGGTCATCCTTGACTTTGTGATCGATGACATCGAGCAAGATATTGGCGGCCAACTGGCTGGTCAGCGCACCAACTGGCAGACCGACGCCGCTAAAGCCATAGCCGCTATACACCGTGCGCAGCAAGGCAAGAACGCGATCATCGCGCACGACGCGCGACATCTGACGCAGCAGCACATCGTGGTCGATGCTGGCGAAGTAGCTCTTGACATCGACCTTGACGATATAAGGCCGCGACCACGTGCGCACCGCGCCGCGCAGAAACGATTGCGTGCGACGCACGGCAGCGTGCGTGCCTTTGCCGCGCCGGCAGGCGTAGCTGTCGTGGATGAAGCGGCGCTCGAACAGCGGCTCGATAATGCGCACGATGGCGTGGTGAACGATGCGATCTGAAAACGGCGGCGCGGTGATTTCGCGCCACTTCGGGTCACGCACCCAAAAACGCCGCGCAACGCCCGGACGCCACGTGCCGCGCAGCAGGTGTTCGTGGATATTGACCAGATTTGCGAATGCGTCTGCATCGAAAGCGGCCACTTCCTGCGACTGTCGCTTGCCTTTGCGCGCTTCGCGGTAGGCGGCCACGAGGTTGTCCCACGCCACGACACGCTCGAATAGGGTGGGCGAAGCCACGGGCATTTTGCCCGCCGCGCCGCCCGGCTGATGTTCGCCCACTTCTGGGCAGGAAGGCACCCCCGAAGGATTAGGCACTGTCGGCGCAGCCGTGGCCGCGCCGCTTCTGGCCCAGTCTTCCATCGCCAGGCGGCACCCGATGTTGGAGTTCGCGTTGGACGGAGCGTTGTTCGCGTTCAGATAGAACAACCCGGCGTTCCCGCCGTTGCCCCAGTTGCCGCCGTTCACAGGACACCTCCCTTCGCCTTGGCCGACTCGTGCTTGATCCACGCGCCGACCATGCGACCGAGTTCGGCGAGGTGTCTGGCGCACACCTCGAGCCGATGATCGTTGATGTATTTCAGCCGCCACGCCTTGCGCACCATCGTCTTTAGCACATGCAGCTCGACGTCCAAATCAAACAGCGCACCAGCGCGGCTCTTGCGCTTCCACGCCACAGCTACGAGCCGATGAATCTCCGTCATCTGCTCGCGGCAGCGTGCAGACAGCCCGTGGCGCTCAGCCTTCGGCCACTGCTGTGTGATCTGATGCAGATAGACGTCAAAATCCTCGAGTGCCACCATCAGACGCGCCAGCGGCTGCGGAACTTCGTACTCTTGCCCCGCGCTTCGGCGCGGGGCATCGGTCATGGAATCATGAACCATGGATCATTACACCTTCGCCAGGCGGCACCCGAGGTCGGCGTACGCGTAGGACGGAGCGTTGTACGCGTCCAGATAGAACAACCCGGCGGGCCCGCCGTCGCCCCAGTGGCCGCCGTGATATGCGATTCGGTCATCCGTGTTTGTGCTGGAATAGAAATAATCGCCGGTCGATCCGTTAGATACCGCGCCATCGACGGTGGCTGGGACGATGACCCCCGCCGACAGCAGTGTCGTATCGAAGGTCACCGGGTACCCACTGGACGTCAGCGCCGCCCGGCCCGTATTTACATAGCCGGTTGCGAAATCGGACGCGGTGGTGTTGCCGGGTGCGTTGTACTGCCAACGCCACCAGGTGCCGCCGTTACGCTTGAGGCCATCGACCATTTGCCACACATTGCCCCACAGGCCCACGATGCCGCGCCAAGTGGCCTGGGCGACATCCGCCGCATCGACGTTGGCGGCACTGGATGCGCTGACGCGCCCTTGGCCGATGAGGGCTTGCATGTCGAGCCCGCCCATTTCGATGGTGGCGAGCATCTGGATGGCGGCAAGGTCGTAGTACGACCAAAGACGGAATCCAGACACGCCGCCTGTATTGCGGGCGTAGGCTTCGGCGCGCGCCGTGGGGAAGTCCATGCTTACGCGCGGCAACACGCCGGGTACGGATTGCAGCTTGCCGCCGGAAGCGCTGGCCTGGTATTTGCCCACCCAAATCTGGTCGAGCTCTACGCCGCCCGCGCCGATAAAGGCGGGGTGCACCGAAAAACCGGCTACCGGCTGGTCAGATATCATCCAATACGCTTTACCAGCATAGGTGCCGCTTGGGACAGTGCCGGCCTTGAAATAAAACTTCGGAATCTTGATCATCGACTGGCCGTCGATGGTTTGCTGGATGATTCCTGCATAAGTCGGGTGGTTATTGAAAAACGCCGCGTCGGTGGTCTTGGGCGCGAAGTTTTCGTCGATGCGGACGTAGGTACCTGCACCGCCGCCGGTGGCGGCTTGTACCAGTCCGACGATGGCCGCGAATTGTTGCTTGGTTGTGATCGTCACATCAGCCGACCACTCCGACCAGCCCAGTGTCGCGCCTTTGTGGCGCACGCGCAGCACGTATTGCGTCTGCCCGGGTTGTAGCACACCGGCAGGTACGACGTAGCTTGTCTTGGCGGTCGTCGTCTCGCCCGAGTCGTGCACAGGCGATGACCAGCTGCCGCTGGCCAGGCGAATCTGCCATTGGCTGGATTGATGGGTGTCGGCGCCGCCCGTCACCGCAAAGGGCGACGAGATGATGGTCGGCTGCCCAGGAATGTCGGTTTGACCGTTGGTCGGGCTGGTGATCGCCGGCGTGTTGACGTACGCGAATGAGGTTTTGGTGGTAAAGCTCGATGCAGACGACCAGTCCGAGACGAGTCCTGCTGCATCCTTGACGCGGGCGCGCACATAGTAGGTGGTGCCTGTCGAGAGGATGCCGGCGGGCAGCGTGTAGGACTGCGCTGCCACATCTCCGGAATCATGCAGCACCGACGCAAACGTCGATGCAGTCGAGATCTGGAATTGCGCATAGGCGAACGGGTTGCCGGCCGGCGAACTGAATCCGGCGATGGCCAGCGTCGGCGTCTCGCCAATACCGGTTGCGCCATTGGCTGGATTGGAGATGGTTGGCGCATCGGGGCGCATGGCTGGATTGACCGCTCCGCCAGCGCCCGTGGGCGAGCCCGTGGCGACGATGTGGAGCAAGTCCACCGGCTCGCCGTCGATCTCGATGCGCAGGTAGCCGTTACCGCGCATCGGCACTAGGTATTCGTCGTCACAGAAGCCTTCCGGCACGCCCGCAATCTCGCCCTGGCGGCGCAGACTCCAGATGAGCTCCGTCCAGGCTGGCGTATAAGCGTCGCGATAATAGAGTCGCACCGCGCCGGCATTGAGGCTGCGGCGGATGATCACGGTGCGCGCAGTATTGTCGTCTCCGAGGAACATCTCTCTGGAAACCCAAGCATCGCCGACCTGGCCGCGCACGCCGCCGCCAGAAAGCGGCACCAGCGACATGCCGGTCAGCTTGGCCGAAGACGTCCAGTTGCGCGACAGCGTCGTTGTCAGACGCAAGCGTTGGCTGGTGAGGATTTGCGCCACGCGCACCAGGGCGACGTTTTCACCCTCGACCAGCAGATAATCCTGGCCGACCTTGAGGCCATCCGTGCTGGCCACATCGAGCGATTCGTCTCCGGCGACGCCGGAGACCACCGACACACCCTCGGTGGGCACCAGACGATAGCCGGCAGCGAAGAGTTCGAAGGCGATGCGGCGGTTGCGGTAGAGCCAGTCGAGCCCAACGGCGCGCTGCACCGACACCGGAGAGGCCATGCCAGAGAGCGTGCCGGAGATGCCGCCGATCTGCGTGATGATGGCGTTGATGGTGGCGGCGAGGTTCGGGTTTCCTGCTCGCGCGGACGAAACCTCGGACTCAAGCGCGCTGGTGCGGTCATCGAGGGCGGAGAAGTTTTCGTCGATCTCGACATAGCGCGTGTTCCAGAGACTGGGCACGGCCTCCGGCTCGTTATTCGGAATGGGAGTGATCGAGCTGTGCGGCAGGGTCATAGGTTACTCCTTTCAGAATCGTGGCTTGATGCGGATTTCATAGCGCTCACCGGCCTCGACGGCCTTGGGCGCGAAGGTGCGCCAGGCGATGAGTGTGCCGTCGCCGCCAATGAGGCCGACTTCGGACAGCATGCGCCCCACCATGGGGCCACCCTCTAGATAGGCGACGGCCTCCGCCTCGGTGGGCGCAGGACGGGTCAGGCTGGCCAGTGCCACGCGGTCGCGTTCGGCATACAGCGCCGTGCGCGCGGCTGGCGCTGGTTTTGGCGTGAGGTCAGGATTGTGTCCGCCGTCGCCGAAGGCGATGTGGGTTGGCACAGGGGCGGTGCGCCCGCCGGCCATCTGCTCGGCCAGGCGCTCGCGGAAGGCATCGGTCAGTACGGCTTCGCTCATGCGGCAATCCTCTCAACGGTGATCTCAGGCAACAGGCCAGTGCCAAGGCGCCAGTGACCGGACAGCGTCAGGCGCGCAGGCGGCGGCGGAATGCGTTTCTCACCCAGACGGAACGCGCCGAAGCGCTGGCGGACGCGGAACGTGGCATGAGACAGGCGAAATCCGAATGGCTGCCCCATGCGGGCATGATGCAGGCGCCACGAGCCGTCGAGCCGGCGCGGTCGGTCGATCAGACGATCCGGCGGCAGCACGATGGCTTGCGGCTCTGGCGCGATGCGCTCGCGCGGCAGGTCGGCCGCCAGCACGGGCATACGGGCGACGAGCGCGATGGGTGCGCGGCAGGCGCGCAACCGCAAGCCTGCTACCGCGCCGCGCCGCTCGCCCACGCGAAACGCGCCAAACGGCTGCGGCAGGCGCAGCGGCTCGCCGTCTCGCCCCAGGCGCCAGACGGCGTCTGGATAAGTGGACAGGGAAGCGTTGCACCATGGGTGCAGCCGGGTGGCGGGCAGCCGTACATCGAGTTGCTGCTCGGCGGCCATTGCCGCTCGAAAGTCGGCGATGAGGAGCAGCCACAGCAAAAAGATCTGATGCCGCGAGACCGGTTTCCACTCATCGATTAGGCGGCGCGCCAGGGCAAGACCGTCAGCGTCGCGCGCATCGGCCAGATTGACGCGCGCGATGAACTGCGCCCAGTGCTGGATTTGCGGCACGGCGGCCAGCCGCTCGATGGGGCGGATGGTGCGCGTGCCATCCAGCCGCCACGCCCCGTCCACCTTGAGCGGCATGAACGGCGCGTAGAGGGCGCGCTGCGCGGTCTGGTCGATGATCTCGACCTCGAATCCAACCTGCTTGAGCGCTTCTTTGATGGCCCACGGCGTGCCCTTTTTGCGGTGCAGCGCGATGGCGCGGGCGAGCAGCTGGCGGCGTTTGTCGGTCGCGTCGGCCAGCCGCCAGCCTTCGAGGTCGGTGACGTGCCAACCCCAGGCGAGCGTCGGCAGCAGGCGCTCATCCACCCGGTCCACCAGATGGGTGAGCACCTTGTCCACCGGCAGCGCCTCCAGGCGCGCCGACAGGTCGGCCAGCGCCGACAGGCGCGCGTCGGTGGCGATGACGTCCGGATACCAGCTGCGGTCAGTCATCTTCCGGCTCCGCTGCACTGACGGTGATACTCACGGCGTGCGTCCAGTGGTGCACGTCGGCGGCGATGTCGGCGGCGGGGTGCGCGAGCGCCACGCGCTTGACACCCGGCACGTGCAACGCGGCGATCAGCGCTGAGCGGGTCACGTCCTGCCCCAGGCGCTGCGCTTTCGTCGCGCAGAATGCGGTCACGGCGGCTTCGGCGGCGGCGCGCACGCTCCCGGCATCGGCCCAGGCGTAGGGGGTGACGGTGGCGGCCACGCTGTAGGGGAAGTCCACCGGGTCCTGCACGCTCACCTCGTCGCACAGCGGCCGCACGTCATCGGCGGAGACGGCGGCGAGCACGCGCGCCTTGATGTCGGCGGAAGGCAGGCCGGAGGCGGTGAGCGGGTGTAGCACCACGAGCCCAGGCTCGGGCGAGCGCACGGCCACATCGGTGATCGAAGCATCCGCCGTCATGGCGTGGTAGCGGTAGGCCAGGCGCGGCCCGGCCACGCTGAAATGCTCCGGTGCCAGCCGGATGCGTTCGCGCAGCCGCTCGTCGTCCTCGCCGGGCAGGCGGGACACGCCCACGAGTTCTCCCAGGTAGTCGAGCATCGGCGCGCGGGCGAAGGCCACGAGGTTCTGCCGCGCGGCCTCGTTGATCGCGGCGCGGCACAGGGATTCGCGGTAGGCGCAGATGTCGATCAGCAGCTGCTCGGCCTGGCCCGGGTAGACGGTGCGGCCGGCGGCGGTCTCGTAGGCGCTTTTGAGCTCGGCTGCGATGGCCGCCGGATCGTCGTCGATGAGCTTGATCGGGTCGGTCATGGACGCACCTCGGCCAAGCCGGATAGACCATCGGCGGCGGTGAAGTGCACGCCGATGCTCAGGTGATGCGCCTCATCCAGCGTCACGGTCACGCGTTCGACCTTGACGCGCGGCTCCCAGCGGCGGATGGCCTCGACCACCTCGCGCACCAGGTGTGGGCGGGCGCGGTCGATGGGGTGGTCGATGTAACGCCAGATGTCCGATCCGAACGCGGGGCGCAGCGGGTCAGAGCCTTTACGCGTGAGCAGAATGATGGCGATGGCCTGGCGCAGATCATCGAGCGCCTGCGCGTAGCCCTCCCCGCCCAGGGCGATCTGCCAGTGGGCGCGGCGCGGGATGGAGGCGGCAGCGGGCGCAATCATGGCAAACATGATCCTCGCGCGCGCGCGTGGCGCGAAGGCTGATCGGCTTCAGGCAGCACGGTCATCGGCAAACACATCAGGGCTGCCGGTGGCGGCGGACGAGCCGCAATCGACCGGATCGCCGATGCGCCCGGCGGCGCGGCCGTTGACAAATACGGTCGGGCTGCCGGCAGCGAGCGCGCCGCCGTGACAGGCCGGGCCGCAGCAGTGCGCGGCCCAGCCGTCGCCGACGCAGTGCCAACCCAGGCCGTTGACGAAGACGTCCGGGCTGCCCTCGGCATTGGCGCGGCTGGGAAAGCAGCCGTGGCCAGTGCAGATGTCGGTGTGGCGGTGCGCGGCGGGCATGGCGTCAGTTGAGGTCGATGCGCGGCGCGCGCAGGATGATGTGCGTGGCGGAGACGATCTCGATGTCGCCGACACAGTGGACGCTGAGCTTGTGCGTGCGCCGGTCGTAGTCGATGGTGGTGCCATCACGAAAGCGGATGTGGTGTCGATCCGGCGCGCCGGTGACGGGCGCCGGGTCGCGCTGCGAGTAGATGCAGCCCAGGCACACGCCGGTTTCGCCGCGGCGGTCGAGCAGCACGGCCACGTGCTCGCCGATGTCGGGCAGGCCGTAGTGGCGGTCGCCGCGGCTACCCATGGTGAGCACGGGCAACCACCAGGTCTCGATCTCGAGGTCTGGAATCTGGGCGCGGATGGTGTGCGCCACTTCATCCAGCGCGGTCACGAAGCCGTAGCGCAGGGTCACGCCGGCCTCGTCGTGGGTCTCGATCATGGCAGCCTCCGGGTTTGCAGGTCGGTCGTGTAGCCCGCGCGGGAGATGCTGTGCCGCGCTTCGACGATGAGGTAGCGGCCATCGAGGCGCGCGAAGCCCTCCAGCCGCACTATCGAGCCGGCCACGAGCAGCGGGTCGCCGGGCAGCGAAAGCTCCAGCGCCGTCTTGTCCACGGCGTGGCGCTCGGCCTCGCCTTCGGCCTGGGCTGCGGCGTCCTCGGGCGAGCGGGCGCGGCGGTGGATGCGGCGCACGTCGGCGGGCTTCACCTCGCCGGTGGCGGCATCCTTGCCATAGACGAGCGCGCTTTGGATGTCGTGGTGCTTGACCTCCACCTTTTGCGGCACGTCGGAGATTTTGTCGCGGTAGCGCCAGGCGGTGATGAGGGCGGGCGCAAGCACGGCCACATCGTCTTGCTCGGCCAGATGATCGGCGCGCGCCACGGCCAGCGTCTTGTTGTTTTCGGTGAGCTTGATCGTGTAGCCGTATTCGGCCAGCAGCCGCCGGAGGAAGGCCCAGTCGCCCTCCTGGTATTGCGTCACGCGGTCGAGCAGCGGGTCGGGATCGATTCTCCCGGCGCGCTTGGCGCCCAGCCGCGCCGCCACCGCATCGACGATCTGGGACAGGCGCAGGTTTTCATACGCCCGGCCCAGCCGCGTGCGCGCCTGGCGCGTGATGCCGGCGGAGAGCGCGCGGATGCGCACGCTTAAGGGCGGCGCGGCGATATCGATCTCGTCCACCTCCATCTCGCCGGTGTCGCCGAGCAGCCGGTCGCGGTAGCCGTAGCGCATCTGAAGCGTCACCCCCTTGTCCGGATACCAGTCGGCCAGCCACCGGGTGTCGCGCACGGACGGGCTGGCCAGCTCGACATCGAGGTCGTCGGCCTCGCCCGAGAGCCGGTCGGTGTAGGTCGCGCTCATCAGGTAGGGCGAGAGATCGGCGGTGACGTCGCGCCCGTTGTAGAGGAGCTCGACGGCGGGGTGGGTCAGCGACGCCATGGCGGCAGCCTCGCGGTGGAGACGACGGCCTCGCGTCGATCGATGATGGGCACGACGACGCGCTGGCCGGAGGGCAGCGTCGGGCGCGCGGCCAGATGTGGATTAGCCGTCAGCAGGCGCGGCAGCTCGGCCACGTCGCGGTAGTAGCGCCAGGCGATGGCGTCCCAGCGCTCGCCGTCGCGCGTGATGTGGATGAGCGCCTTCATGCCACCGCGCTCCGGATGGCGATGTCTGCGGCAAGGCTCGCCAGCGCCTGCCGCCCGCCCTCGATGGCGCGCAGGGCGTATTGCGCACCGCTTGCGGCGGACTGGGCGCGCCAGAGGATGTCGGCCGGCCCCGCGCCATCGAGCACGGATGCCGCCGCTTGCAGTTGCGACACGGCCGCCTGCGCGGCGCTGGCGGCATCGGCCAGACGCGCCACGCCGGAGAGTGCGGCCACTGGCAGCGCATCCGCTGCGCCGGAGATCGACGCCGCCACGCTCGGCGCCAGCGCCAGCGCAGACGCCGGCGCGACCTGCGCGAGGCTCGCGAGACTGGCCGCCTGCCCGGCCACATCGGCCACGCGCGACGCGCCTGCCACCGCCGCCGAGACCGTCTCGGCCAGATCGCCCACGGGCGAGTCGGCGAACACCGTCGCGATGGGCGCATCGACCACATCCACGCCGTCGGCCACCGGCGCTTGCCAGCCGGGCAAGAGCACCGCCGGCGGATTGGGCTCGGCCGGATCGCCCACGCACTCTTTGAGGGTGAGGCGCGCCTCCAGCGCCATGAGCGCCCCGGCGCCATCGGTCTGGCGCGTGGTGGTCTCGATGTCGGTGAGCACGAAGACGCCGCGATACTCGCCCGTGCCCAGCACGAAGGCCATCGGCTCGGCGGCGTCCAGCCGCTCTTTCAGCCGCGCCAGCTCCACGCCCGGGTCGCACCACTGCGCGTGCAGCAGCACGTCGATGCGCACCTCATCGGGCTTGAAGCCGGTGTGCTGAATCAGGCTCTTGCGCCCGATCAGGCCTTGCTCGGGCCACTCGGCGGCGAACTTGGCCTCGAAGCCATCGAGCCACTGGATGACCTCCAGCTCCGTCTCGCCCAGCACGGCGTATAGACTCATGACATCAACCCTCCGCCGGGCGCGATGCGCCGCCGCTCGGCCTCGTAGCGGCGCATCAGGCGCTCGAACTCGGCAAAGCTCATCTGCATGGCCTGGCTCACCTGCTCGCGCACGGCGGCCGGGCTGCCGCCGCCATTGACGTGAATGACCGGCGCGAACGTGATCTGCATGGCGGCTGGCGCACCCGTGCGCGCGGCAGATGCCGTTGCGCCAGCGGCGGGTTTTGTCGCATGCAATGCGGGCAAATCGGAGGCCAGCGCGGGCTGAAATGCCGTCGTGGCAGCAATGGCCAGCCCCGCCGCCGCCTTGCCCACCGCGCCAGCCATGCCGGCGATGCCCTGCGCCGCACCCTGGCCGATCATCTGACCGAAGCCGGCGAAGACAGTGGAAGGCGAGCGGATGCCGAGCCACCCCTTGAACCGGCTCTTGATGCTCTCGCCCAGCTCTTCGATGGCCTTGCCCGCCGAGGCGAGCTTGTCTTTGATGCCCTTGATCAGCCCGGCGACGACCTCGCCGCCGATGCGCAGCATCTCGCCAGGCAGCGAAAGCAGCTTGCCCGGCAGCGACAGGAACATCTGTACCGCGCTGGCAATGGCTTGCCCGACGCGGCGACCTAGCGCCTCTGCCGCGCCGCCCGCATCGTCCATGGGTTTGAGCAGATCACCCACGCCCGAGACGAGCCTGCCGACCCAGCCGATGACGGTCTTGAACGCGCCAATCACAGGATCGAGCAGTGGCGCTACCGGCGCGAACGCGGCGCGGAAGGCGTCGGCCACAGGCGCCAGTCCAGTGGTTATGCCGCCCCACAGACCTTTGAAGAACCCCTTGATCGGCCCCCAGAACTTGTAGACGAGCAACGCCGCCGCCGTGAGCGCCAGCCCGATCGGATTGAGCATCACCGCGCGCCCCAGCCACAGGATGGCCTTGCCCGCCCCAAGCAAGGCCGACTTGAGCGCGCCACCCACCGCCAAGGCCGCGCCTTTTGCCTGCCCGCCAATCTGCGCCAGGTGCCAGCCCACCGCCTTCATGGGCGCGCCGGAATTGGCGATCTCGCGCAAGCGACCGAGCAACCCCGCCGCCGCCGGCGCGGCGTTGCCCAGCAGGGGCGCGAGGCTGCGCGTCTGTATCGCCAGCGACGCGGAGATCCACGCCGCGCGCAACGCCTGGATGCGCCCGATGCTGCCCAGCACGCCGATGGACATGAGGTGATAGGCCGCGCGCGCCGCGAGGCTGCCCGCCTTGAATGCCAGCAGCGCGGCGGTGAGCTTGCCGATGGCCGACACGACGCCGGGGTTTTCTCTGGCCCACGAGGCCAGCCCCTCAACAACCGGGCGCAGACTGGACAGCACGCCATTGAGCGGCGGCAGAAGCGCCGAGCCGATATTGATCGCCAGCTCGGAGACCGCGTTTTTCAAAAGCTGTAGATTGTTGGCCGTGGTGGCCGCCCGCGCCGCGAATTCCTTGCCCATCGACCCCTGGGCGCGCGCCGCCGCGTCGAGCTGCTGCCTGTAGACGTCCAGGTTGCCGGCCAGCGCGGCGATGTCGTCTGAGTACTCCAGGCCGAACAGGTCCACCAGCACGCCCATGCGCGCCTCCTTGGGCACGGACTCCAGCGCCTTCAGGAAGCCCAGCAGCGCGCCTTGCGCATCTTCGCCGATCGCTTGCTTGAGCGCGCCGGCCGACATGCCCATGGACGCGAGCGCCGCCTGGAACTTCTCGCCCTGCTTGTCCGCCGTCTGCAACTTGAGCAGCAGCGCGTTGATTGCCGTGCCCGCCACCTCGGGCGGCTTGCCCATGGCGATGAAGGCCGCCGACAGCGCCGACGCCTGCTCGGCGGACAGGCCGAACGCCTGCGCCACGCCGCCCACGCGCGACAGCGCCCGCACGATCTCGCTGGCCTTGGCCGGGCTCTCGTTGGAGATCTGGTTGATGGCATCGCCCAGCCGGCCAATCTCGGCGATGGGAATCTTGTAGACGTTGGCGATCTTGGCCATGGCATCGCCGGCCTCGTTGGCACCCATGTCGAAGGCCACCGCCATCTTGGCCGTCGTCTCGACAAAGGCCGGCAGGTCTTTCAAGGCCACGCCAAGCTGTCCACCGGCGGCGGCCAGGGCAGCAATCTCGGTATGCGCCAGCGGCAGGCCGCGCCCCATGCGCATGATGGCGGCCGACAGGCCGCTCAGTTCCTCGTCCGTGCCGTCGACGACCTTCCTGACATCGGCGAACGCGGACTCGAAATCCATGGCCGCCTTGACCGGCGCCGCCATGGCCATCCCCAGCCCGGCCACGCCGACGGCCTGCCCCCAGAGCTCGCCAGCGGCGGCCTTGTGTCCGGCGATCTTCGCCTGCGTCGCCTCGAAGCGTTCGGCATGCGCCCTGGCCTGATCGATCGTCCGGCCCAGCTTCACGTAGGCATCGGACAAGCCCTCGATCGGGCGATTCTGCCGGCCCACCAGCGCCAGCTTCTCGCCCAGCTGCGCATGGCTGCGGGCGGCCTCCGCCGTGCGCGCCTTCAGGCGATCCATGTTCTGGCCGAGGGACTGCAATGCGCCATGCGCCGCCCCGGCGGCTGCCGTGACCAGAATCCCGAGCGTTACCGTTGCGCCTGCCATGCTCTATACTTGTCTAGCCATGTCTTCGGAAAACCTCACCCTCGCCGCGCTCTGCGCCGCCATGGCCGCGCCCGCGCTGGTCGTGCTGATCACCGGCGGCAGCCTGGGTGCTGCGCTGCTGGCGGCCGTCCTTTGCCTGCCCGTCAGCGGCCCGATCATGGCCGCCGTTTTCGGCGCCGCCACGGAGCTGTTCGGGCCGAAGCACTAACCGCCGCCGCGCTCGGCCCTGATCTGCTCCTGCGCCAGCTTCACCCAGCGCAGAAAATCCCCCGCCTCCAGCGCATCGATCTCCGAGGGCTGAAAGCGAAACCACCTTGCCAGCAGGGCCGCGCCCGCCCACAGGTCGTCCTCACGCATCCAGCAGGCCGCGAAAGGACTCCTGGATGCGCTTGTAGTCGGCCAGGTCGATGAGCTCCACGTCCTCCGGCACCAGGCCGGTGAGACGGGCGATCAAGGCCAGTTCCTGGTCCTCCGGCTTGTCGGCCTGGCGCTGCGCGGCCTTCAAGTCGCCAACGGTGGCGCGGCGCAGGGTGACGCTGGCCACCTTGCTGCCGTCGGGACGGGCGATGGGATATTTGAGATCGATCTTCATGCGAGCAGCTCCTTGATGAGGGCGGCGGCGGCGGTCTTGACCGCCTCGACGCTCATGGCCAGCCCGGCATCTCGGATGCGGGCCTTGACGCGGTTCCACAGGCTGGCCTGGCGCATGGCGTCGAGCAGCTCATGTCCGGCGAAGGTCAGGCGCGTGGCGAAACACGCCGTCGGCGCGCCCAGGGCGCGCACGCAGTGCGCCTTGATGAGACCGGCCTCGGCCAGCACCTCGATGTGATAGGACACCACCGGCCAGGCGAAACCGGGCACGTCGCCCGGCGCGAGCCGGCCGTCCTGCTCCGGCACATCCTCCAGCGCCGTCAGGATGGCGCGCACGCACTCCCAGTCCAGGCGCATGTCAGCCCCCGATATTGGCGCGGTAGGTGGCGAGCATATCGACACCGCCCGCCTTGTAGATGTTGGCCGCCACATCGATCTCCAGGATGTCCTGGCCTTCGGCGGAGAGCTTCAGATACCAGGCGTCGAACTCGGTCTCGACCTCGACGTTTTCGTGCTGCTTGAAGCTGCCCGCCGGGAAGGTCTTGAAGAGCACCTGCATCACGGCCACCACGGGCTTTTCCGCGTTGCGCCCGGCGGGCGTGTTCCACTCCTCCAGCGAGCCACGCACTTGCAGCTGCACGGTCTTGAAGGGGTTGGCGGCTTTCTTGAGCACGTCGGCGTAGAGCGAGGCCCACTTGATCTTGCCTTCGAGCGCCTCGACGCCGGCAAAGGCGCGGATGGTGCCGACCATGCCCAGCGCCTTGTGCTCGGCCATCTTGACCTTGACCTGCGGCAGCTGGATTTCCTCGGCGCGGCCCAGCAGGTTGGAGCCGTCCATATAGACGTTGGCGTTGGTGATGCGGTGGATCAGTACGTTAGCCATGATCTAGCTCCTCATTGCTGGCTGCCCAGACCGCGCAGCAGGTTGATGTCGATGAAGCTCTCGAACGTGATCCGCTCGGCAGGCGTGGGCGGCATGAAGGTGATGTCGAAGGTCAGATGCCCCAGCGCGATCTCGGTGGGCGGGTTCTTGGCCGGGTCGTAGGTGCAGCTGCCATCGATCAGCGCGCCGCGCGCGATCAGCGTGCGGATGAAGCCGTTGACGCTCTCCTTGATGGCGTCGATCAGGCCGTTGTCGATGGGGAAGTCGATGAACTGGAGCATCGAGTACTCCACGCTCTCGTGCAGCACGTCGGCGGTGCGGCGCACGTTGATGAAGTTGCGCGGGTGGGTCATCGACGGCCAGGCTGCCGAGCGGTTGCCCCAGGCGCGCAGCCCCGTGCCGAAGCTGTTGAAGACGGTGACGATGCCGTTTTCGTTGAGCAGGTTGGCCTCGGACTGCGGGTCATTGATGCGCGCGGTGATCGGCCGCTCGGTGCCGGTGATGCCCATGATTTCGGTGTTCGACGGGCTCCACCAGTAGCCGTTTTCCGTGTCCTTGCGGCAGATCACGCCAGCCAGGCGCGCCGCCATGCCCTCCAGCCGCTCCGCGCCCGTGGCCTGATCGAACACCTTGAGGTGCGGGTAGCACAGGATGGCGCGCTCGGAGCTGGTGTTGAAGTTGATGCTGCCCGACGGGCCGCGCCCCTCCACCGCCTGCTGCACGGTCACGCCGATGGGCGCGTCGATGAGGGCCATCGCGCGCAGCTTGTGCGCCATGCTGATGAGCTCGGCGGAGACGCTGGCGAGCGTGCCATAGACCGGGGCGATGAGCAGCTTGGCGTTGAAGCCGAAGCGGTTGTAGGTGTCATCCAGCGCCTTGAGGCCGGTGCGGCTGCCTGCGGCGCTCACCGTGCCGATGATGTCGGAGGCGGTCACCAGCGCCGGGTTCAGGTATTGATAGTCCACCTTGAGCGCGGCGCCAGAGGCAATCGCCCCGCCAGGCTTGCGCGTGATGGTGCCGGTGGCGGCGTCGAGCGTGTAGTCGGTATCGAGCACGTAGGTGGTCGTGCCGGCGCTGTTCTTCACCACCACCGACGACACGTAGGGGTGGGCGAGCTTGGCGCTGTCGGTCACGGTGGAGAGCGTCACCGCCTCGGCGGTGACGGCGCTCTTGTGCGTGGCCGGGTCGAGCACATTGACCACGATCACGGTGCCCGCGCCCTGATCGAAGATGGCGTCCAGCGCGGCGGGGATGGTGAAGTCGCGACTCACGGCCACATCGCCGAAGGCGGCGGCGTCGCGCTCGGAGAGCACGATGGTCGGCTCATTGACCGCACCGGTCGGCGCGGTGCCGATCAGGCCGACCACGGCCGTTTTGACCTGGCGGATGGGGCGCGGGCCTTTGAGGACCTCGATGGTCTCGACGCCGTGCAAAAAATTGGCTGGCATGGTCAGTCTCCTTGTTCAAAGCGATCGATGCCGCGCGCGGTGATGTGCACGGCGGTGCCGCGGTAGGCGGCGCAGCCCGCCTCGATCAGATAGTCGAGCGCGAAGCGCGCCTCGGCTTCCGCTTGCCCGGCCTGGGCCGTCAGGTCGCGCGCATAGACGATGCGCCCCTCGGCGCGCGCGGCGTACAGCTCGCCCAGCATGGCGCGGCGGATGGCGCGCTGGCGCGAGACGAAATCCGGGCTCATGCCGCCTCCTTGTCCTTGGCGGCGCGCGCCGGGCGAGCGGGCGCGGCCGGTTGCTCGACCAAATGCCCCAGCGCCGCCAGGGTCTGCACCCAGGCGTTGTCTTCGGGCAGCTCGACGGTCTGGCCGGGATAGAGCACCACGTCGCGCCCGTCGGGCAGGGTGGCGGCGCTCATCGGGCCGCTGTAGCGGTAGGTTTTCATGGCAGGGTCTCCTGTTAGAAGCCGTAGTCGGCGGTCGCGCGCGCCAGACGCGGCACGGCGGATAGCTCGCGATCCTCGATGGCCAGCGTCTCGGCCTCGAAGACGAGCTCATACGTCCAGATGCCCGCCTCCTCGCTCACGAAGCGGTCGGAGACGAGCCGCAAGCGGCCGCAGTTCGTCGCGCGCAATCCGAGCAAGGCGTCCGCCGCGGCATCCACCAGCGGCACCGCGCCGTAGGCGTCGTGCAGCGCGCGCGCCACCACATAGACGTGCACGCGCAAGACGCGCTCCTGCACCGCCAGGTCGGCATCGCGCGGCTGGCCGTAGCGGCTGCCGCCGTAGGCCACCAGCAGCGCCGCGCGCGGGTGATTGAGCCGCCAGGCTTGCGGCCGCTCCGGCGTGAGTGCCACCTCCACCTCGGGGATGGCGGCGCGCAGCCGATCGGCCACGTCCTTGAGCACGGCGCGGGTGTCGATCATGCGAGCATCCCCCAGTCACGCGCGCGGCTGCCGGGCACCACCTCCAGCGTGCCCGACGGGTGGCCCGCGGCGCCGATGCGTAGCCGCCCGGCAGCGATGGCCTCCAGCATCTTGTGCGCCGCCTCCATCTCGCGCCGGATCGCCTCCGGATAGTCCATGCCCTCGGGGCGGCGGGCGTAGAGCCAGCCGCGCGCCAGCTGCACCGCAAGATGCCGGATCACCGCCGGTGGCGGCTCGGGCAGCGTCGCGCCAGCCGAAGCCAGCGCCGCATCGATGCGTGCATCGGCGTGCGCCAGCGCAGCATCGACGATGGCGGCATCGGGGGCGGTCGCCATCGGGTCATCGCTCGCCAGCCGGGTGAGCACATCCGGCGGCATGGCCTGGGCCAGATCGGTCAGCGCGGCATAGCTCATCCGGCCAGCCTCCATCTAACCCCGTCAAACGGGTTTTTAGGCCCGTGGAGCGATTTTTTGGGGATGGGTGATACCGCCATAGCCACCTCAGCCGTTCGCGGCCTCAGCGCCGTTTTTGCGCCGGGTGCGTGCAGCAGCGGGCGGCGGCGCGGGTTTTGCGGCGGGCGCGCCCGCATCGGCTGCCACGTCCGCCTCGGCCACCAGCAGCGCCGGGTCGGCGCGCAGCGCCTCGGCCTGCGCGGGCGTGACCTCCACTTCGAGCGGCTCGCGCCCGAAGGGGCCGAGCCCCGCGCGGTAGCGCCGCGCGTCGCCGTGGGCGGGCCGGGTGCGGACGATGAGGCGGATCACGGCGTCACCTCACATCAGGCCAGCCACGGCGAGACGATCACCTCGACCGCCTTGTAGTTGGGGTTGCTCGCGCCGCCCGTGGTCAGCTGCGCCTCGATCAGCGCCATGGCATCGGCGCGCAAGCTGGGCGGCACCACCAGGGTGGTGGGCTTGACGCCCAGCGGGCGGCCGCCGTCGGCCTTGATCTGCATCATCGCGGCCATCGCGGCGTTGAAGTTGCCGGCATCCAGCGCGGCCTTGCTCTTGTAGGCCAGCTGCCAGAAGCCGAAGCCCGCGTTGCAGCGGTAGCGGATGCCGTAGCGGTAGGCGTCCGACATGAACACCATCTCATCCTGCGTGCTGGTCAGAGCCTCCAGCTCCGGCGTGGTGCGTTCCTGGAAGATCAGCGGCTTCAAGGCGCGGCTGGTGTCCAGCAGATACCAGGCCGGGCCGGTGCCGGCTTGCAGGTTGGAGACGAGCGTCGCCGTGCCGGTGCCGTCCACATTCGGGTAGACCGGGTGGTCGGTGTCGAAGAAGTTCTGCCCGTCGTAGCAGGTCGTGGTCTCGCCGGCGGCCAGCAGGGCAAAGACCAGCTGGTCGGCGTGGGCCTTGGCAGCGCGGCCCATCTCAGAAAACAGCGGGGTATAGACGCCCACGTTGTCGTCTTCGATGTCGGTGCGCTTAACCGCCACCGTGCCCTCGTAGAGCTTGTTTTGGACCTGGTAGGCCTGCGCCGCCATTTCCTTGAGCACGCGGTCGCCCACCCACTCGCGCAGGGCCGGGGACTGGCCCAGCCAGGCGTAGGTGTTGCTGGCGGAAGAGGACGGCACGCGGGTGGCGACCTTCTCCCAGTCGGTGGGGGTATTGGTGAGCGCGTCCTGGAAGGCTTTCGAGAAGCCGGTGCGCAGGCCGGACAGCAGGGCGGGGGTGATGATGGCCATGGGTTACTCCTTATTGATGCGGCGCTTGTGGGCGATGAAGTCGGCCTCGGTCAGCCCGAGCTGGGCGCAGACGTAGCGCTCCTCCTCGGTCAGCGCCTCGGGCGTCTTGGCCGCGTGCGCGTCGGACTGGGCGCTGACGATGACCGGCGCCGCAGCAGCCCAGGCAGCAAAGCCCTCGGGGTCGCGGCTGGCGTAGCCCATGGCCCAGTCTTTGAGCGCCGGGGCGAGCTTGCCGGCGCGCATGACCTCGCTCACGGCGGCCTCGGCCTTTTGCCGGGCCACCTCGGCTTGCAGACGGGCCAGCTCATCGGCCACGGCCTTGTGCTGGCTCATCGGCACCCACTCGGCGGGATCGGGGGAGTCTGCGCGGCGGCGCAGGCTCGCCGCATGGGCCACGAGCTGCGCGGCATCGGCGTCGGCAGGCGCGCCCAGGGCCTCGGCGATGGGCGAAAGATCGATCTGATCGGACATGGCGTCTCCTTGACGGTTGGCAACCGGAGTGAGGTCGAGATTCGGGTAGTGCACCAGCCCGGCGCCCGCCAGAGCCACCACGCGGCCCTGGACGTGGCGGAAGACCGGGGAGAGGAAGCGGTACTCGCGCGCGGCGATCAGCTCGGCGGCGCGCGACGTCCACTGCACACGAGCCCACAGCGCGCCATCGCGCACCTCGAGTTCCTTGATCCAGCCGGCGGCGGGCACCGGCCCGGCCTTGGCCTCGGCCTCCAGGCTCTGGTGCTCGTAGTCGATGGGCAGGTCGATGCCGCCCGCGGCAAAGGCCTTGAGCACCGCCTCGGCATCGAGCCGGTACGGCCCGCGCCCGTCACGCCCGGAAAAATCCCCCGCCGGAATGAGTTCGACCCACTCCGGCGGGGCGTCGGCGGCCGCTGAGGGGCTGGAGGCATGAATCGACATCAGCGCGCCGCCGGCCGACAGCGCGGCGGCGGGGTGCGCGGGTGATGTGCGTGGGGTCTGCATGGCCGCCAGTCTGCGCGTCTGCGCCACCAGCGCCAACGCTGACAGGCTTCAGACTGTCATCGGCGCCGGCTTTGGCGGACGATTGCGCCATGCAGCGCACGCCTGCCATCCTCATCACCGTCTCGGCGCTCACCTTGGCCGGCATCGCCGGCTGGGAGGGCTACCGCCGCACGGCCTACGACGATGGCGTGGGCGTGCAGACCGTGGGCTTTGGCTCCACCACCCACGAAGACGGCCGCCCGGTCAGGCCCGGCGACACCATGACGCCGGAGCGCGCCGTGCTGCGCCTGGCGCAGGATGCCAACCGCCTCTGGCGCGAGGCCGCCGCCTGCATCGGCGACGTGCCGCTGGCCGCCCACGAGGCGGCCGCCTTTCAGTCGCTGATCTACAACATCGGCCCGGCGGCGTTTTGCCGCAGCACGCTGGTGAAGAAACTCAAGCAGACCCCGCCGGACTACGCGGGCGCATGCAAGGAAATCCTGCGCTGGACGCGCGCCGGCGGCCGCGAGCTGCCAGGGCTGGTCAAGCGGCGCGAAGCCGAATACCGGCAGTGCATGGGAGAGGCGCCATGATCGGACTGTGGATGCTGCTGCCCGCGCTGGCGTGGCGGCTGACGCTCGACGCTTGGCTACAGGGGCGCTGGATATGGTGACCCCATGGCCCATGCTCGCGGTGGCCGCTGTCTCCCTGGCCAGCGGTTTCGCAGGCGGCTACGCGCTCAAGGACCGCCTGGCCGATGCCGACATCGCCCGCCTTCAGGCCGCCCACGCCGCTCAGCAACAGGCAGCCGCCGAGGATGCGGCCCGGCGGCTGGCCGCCGCGCAGGACGCCGAGCGCGCCGCCGTGCACGCATTGCAGGCGACGAAAACCCGCCTCACCGACACCCAACGCCGCCTCAAGGAGACCCTGTATGGATTGCCGACCGCTGACCGCTGCGGCCTGTCTGGCCCTGCTCGCGGGCTGCTCAACGCCGCCATCGCAGACGCCAGTGCCGTGCCCGCGCCCGCCGGCGAGCCTGCTCACACCGATGCCGCCGCTGCCGCCGATCCCGGCGCGACAGAGGCCGACATCGCCGGATGGGCCGCAGACGCCATCGCCCTCTACGGCGAATGCCGCGCCCGCATCGACGCCATCCGCCAGTGGGACGAGGTGACGCATGGAAGGTGACATCCTCTCCGGCCTCATGCGCTGGCAGGTCTCGGTGTGGGCCATCGGCGCGCTGCTGGGCGCGGTGGCGCTGATGGCGCGCGGCTTTGCCAACCGGCTCATGCGCGAGATCGACCAGCGGTTCGAGCGCCTGGAATCCATGGCCGCCGAGATCCGGCGCATCGACGCCGAGCTCACGGGCCTGCGCGCGGAACTCCCGCTGCACTACATCCGGCGCGAAGACCACATCCGCGACATGTCGGCCATCACCATCAAGCTCGACCGCATCCACGAAATGCTGCTCATGATCGTCAAGGAGACCCGCCATGGCTAATCCGCTCGGCCAGGCCATCGACATCGAGCGCGCCGAGCGCGAAACCCTGCGCTGGGTGCTGCTGACCGCCCTGTGGCACGCCCGCCCCTACGGGGCGCTGGAGACGCTGCTGGCCGCCTGCGCGCACGACATCCCCGTGCGCGCCAGCGCCGCCGACGTGCGCCGCGAACTGGGCTGGCTCAAGGCCCACGGCCTGGTCACCATCGACGAGCGCGGCCCCGTGTGGTCCGCCGAACTCACCGCGCACGGGATGGACGTGTACGAATACCGCGCGGACGCCCCCGCCGGCATCGCCCGCCCGCCGAGGTGGTGACATGGCCCGCCGCAGCAAGGTCGATGCCCTGCCGCCCGAGGTGCGCGCCTGGCTGGAAAAGACCCTGGCCGACCGCAGCCACCCCGGCTACGTGGCGCTGTCCGAAGCGCTCAAGGCGCAAGGCTATGAGCTGTCGCACTCGGCCATCTGGCGCGCGGATCAGCGCATCCAGCGCACCATGAGCGCCATCAAGGCCAGCGCCGAAGCCGCCCGGCTCATCGCCGAAGCCGCGCCGGACGCCGCCGACGAGCACTCCGCCGCGGTGATCCGCCTGGTGCAGTCGAGCCTGTTCGAGGCCATGCTCAAGGTGCGCGAGGCCGAAGACGCCGACCCGGCCGAGCAGGTCAAGCTCCTGTCGCAAGCCGCCCGCGCCGTGGCCGAGGCCAGCCGCGCCAGCATCGGGCAGAAGAAGTGGGCGGAAGAAGTGAAGACGAAACTGGACGCCATCGAGCGCGAGGCCGGGCGCGCCGGCCGCACGCTCGACGCCGAGACGCTCAAGGCCGTGCGGGAGGGGTTGTATGGCGGATAACCGCCCCATCCTCTACCCCTACCAGCGCCGCTATCTGGCCGACGATGCACGCTTCAAGGCGGGCATGTGGAGCCGCCAGACGGGCAAGACCTTCACGACCACCTTGGAGGCGGTGCTCGACGTGCTCGAGGCCGAGGCCGCCGGGCGTGTGTCGCGCTGGACGATCCTCTCCGTCTCGCGCGACCGGGCGCTGGATGCCATGGACAACGGGGTCAAGCTCCACCTGCGCGCCATCGGCGCCGCCTTCGAGGCGCTCGATGAGCCGCTGGATGTGGATGAGCTCGCCCACGTGGTGCGCATCGGCTCGCGCGGCAGCTACATCCGGGCCATTGCCAGCAAGCCCAGCACCGCGCGCGGCATGAGCGACAACCTCATCCTCGACGAATTTGCCCACCACCAGGACAACCGCGCCATCTGGACGGCGCTGCTGCCGGTGGTCTCGCGCCCCGACTTGAAGCTTCGCGTCATCTCGACGCCCAATGGGCGCGGCGACAAGTTCTACGAGATCATGACCGCGCCGGACAGCCTGTTTTCCAGGCACGTGGTCACCATCCACGACGCCGTGCGCGACGGCCTGCCGCGCAACGTGGACGAGCTCAAGCGCGCGATGAGCGACCCCATAGCCTGGGCGCAGGAGTTTGAGTGCCAGTTCATCGACGAGGCCACCGCCTGGCTGCCCTACGACCTCATCGACGGCTGCGAGGATGCCGCCGCCCCCGGCAAGTACACCGGCGGCCCGGTGTACGTGGGCATGGACTTCGCCGCGCGCGGCGACCTCACCGTCATCGCCGTGCTGGAGCAGGTCGGCGACGTGCTCTGGCTGCGCGAATTGATCGAATTGCGCGCGACGAGTTTTGCCGCGCAACTGGCCGAGCTCGACCGCGTGATGCGGCAATACCGCGTCATCCGCGCCGCCCTCGACCAGACGGGCCTGGGCGAGATGCCGGTGCAGGAAGCGCAGCGGCGGCACGGCGCCTATCGCGTCGAGGGGGTGCTTTTCAGCCAGGCGCGCAAGCTCGACATGGCCACCGCCTTGAAGGAGGCGATGGAGGATCGGCGGCTGCGCCTGCCCGCCGGCAACGCGGCCCTGCGCGCCGACCTGCATTCCGTGCAGCGGGTGGCCGGCCCCACCGGCGCGCCGCGCCTGGTGGCCGAGCGCAGCGAGCAAGGCCACGCCGACCGCTTCTGGGCGCTGGCGCTGGCGGTCTCGGCCAGCCTCGATGCCGCCCCGGCCTATGGCGGCTTCGTGCCGCTGCCGCGCCGTCCAGCCAAACCGGACTTCGATGACGCGCCCCTTGGCAGCGGGCGCGGGGAGGTATTCGCATGACCGAGACCATCCGGCCCGCGGCCCTGCGCGAGCCGCAGACCGCGCGCGTGGCCCGCTACGCCCGGCCCTGGCACGAGTCGGCCCTCTCGGGCCTCAAACCCGCCACCGTGGCCGCCATGCTGCGCGAGGCCGACGCGGGCGACCTCTGCGCCCAGGCGCGGCTCTTCGCCGACATGCAAGACCGCGACGCCATGATCGCCGCCGCCATGCAGCAGCGCGCGCTCGCCATCGCGCGCCTGCCGCGCAAGATCGAGCCGCCGAAGGACGCCTCGACGGCAGAAAAACGCGCCGCCGAGGCCATCGCCGGGTGGCTCGACGGCATGAACGACGCCATCGAGGACGCCATCGTGGCGCTGACGGACGCCGTGGGGCATGGGTTTTCCGCCATCGAGATCGTGTGGGACAGGGGCGACGGCCTGTGGCTGCCGCAGCTGCACGCCCGGCCCCACGACTGGTTTGCCATCTCCGAGGATCGCCGCAGCATCGAGCTGGCCACCGACGCCGGATCGGAGCCGCTGCGCCCCTACACGTGGATCCTGCACCAGCCGCGCATGCCGCGCGCGGGCTATGTGGCGCGCGGCGGCATCTACCGCGCCATCGTCTGGCCGTTCGTCTACAAGGCCTATGCCATCGGCGATTTCGCGGAGTTCCTGGAGACCTTCGGCCTGCCCTTCGTCATCGGCAAATACGGCCGCGAAGCCACCGAAGAGGACAAAAGCCGCCTGCTCCAGGCGGTGGCCAGCCTCGCCCACGATGCGCGCGCCATCATGCCGCTGGAAATGCAGCTCGAAATCCAGCGCGTGGCATCCAGCGGCAGCGACAGCCCGCACTTGGCCATGGTGCGCTGGGCGGACGAGGCAATCGCGCGCGCCATCCTCGGGCAG